GAGGCAGATATTGAGGTAAATACTATTTACTTTGACGAGGCACATAACAGTGTGCAGCGTAACTTTTTCCCTGCCACAGAGTTCTTTGCTAATGATGCTGATCGTTGCTACTTTTACACTGCTACTCCTAAGCATAGTCTTACAATCACGAAACCAGGAATGAATGACGGTGCAGTTTATGGTCAGGTTCTTGTTAATGTTCCTGCTCCTGAACTTGTAGAACAAGGATACATTCTTCCTCCTAAAGTTGTAGTCAAGGAATTGCCTATGATTAACGGTCGTAAGGTAATGTATGCTGATGATTGTGATAATTTGATTGAGACTATTGATGACAACAACATCGACAAGACTTTGATTTGTGCTCGTACTACGAAACAAATTATCAATCTTTTGACTCAATCGGACTTCTGCAATGAGTTGCGTAATCGTGGTTATTCGTGGATGACAATCACATCGAAGACCGGTGCAATCATTGATGGTAAGAAAGTTGATCGTGAGAAGTTCTTTGACACGTTGAACACTTGGGGTAAAGATCCTGAGAAAAAGTTTGTTGTTATCCATCACAGTATTCTCAGTGAAGGTATTAACGTCAGTGGTCTTGAAGCTGTTATCTTCATGAGGAATATGGACTACATTGGCATCAGTCAGTCGATTGGTCGTGTGATTCGTTTGGGTGACAAACAGAAGACCTTTGGTTTGGTTTGTATCCCAACTTATGATAGAGTTGGTATCAGCACCGCCCGTAAAGTTCAGGCAGTTGTTGATGTGGTGTTCAATCAAGGTCAACCCGCTATCAGTGAGATTCGTCGATGAAAATAACAGAAATTAATACTCATATTCTTGACCCTGTTGTTATTAACAATGGGTTCATTGTTGATGATGGAAAATATGCGGTTATTCCTATTGCTGGAAGTGATACAAAAATGATGGTTGTTTATGACAACTGCAAAAAGATGAAAGTATGTAGAAATAGACAATCGGCAGAAAACTTTATTAAAAAGGAAAGAAAACGTAAGAATAAAAGTTAGTAACCTCCAAATGTCCACCATAGTGTAATCATTTATTTCTCTCATCATGGCACGTTACAAAGTCAATGTCGATAACATTCCTGGACATGGTGCAGGTTCCCGTGATGTGATTGTCGAAGCTGATTCTACTCAAGAGGCAAAAAACATCGCAGAAAATATGACTGGAGGTGATGCATATAATTGCTATCTCCAAAGTAATTCTGGTGGTGGTCTTCTCGGTTTCTTATTTGGGTGAGAATAAAGTTAGTAACCTCCAAATGTCTCCTATAGTATAACCACTCAATCATTATGACTCTTACTCAATCCAAAACTGAATTCCTCACTGAGTGTCTCCTTGAACAGGTGAACAATCGTTTCAAGGTTGATGCTACCGAGTCCGGTCGTTCTTTCTACACTCGTCTCACTTATGAGGTGGCAAAGAAATACATCAAAGTATTTCAGGGTCGTGTAGAAGATGGTGAATTCCGTCGTGATGGTGTCTTTATGTTCATTGATAAAGAGACCGGAGCATGTTACAAACCAGCATCATACAAAGCACCAGCAAAAGGTATTCGTTTCTGGGTTGAACAACTAGTTGAGTATCCTGAACTGGTTGATCCTTATGGTTCATTTCTCTATGTGAGGTGATTATGTATAGAATAACATATTATTTCCTCTTAGGAGTTTTCTTCACACTTATCATTCGTTTCTTTTCTAGTTAATCATGACACTTTCCGCAATGGCAACATCACAAATTGCAGATGCATTAAAGGAGGACGTGATTAGTCATATTTACAGTAATGAAAGATATGCAGAGGTCATGACGGACCTGATTAGTGAAGCACTCCTTGAGAAACTTGGTGAGATGGATGAACAACTATTCTTCGACCTTGGAATGATATTGATGGATAGAATTGAATTGAAATAAAGTTAGTAACCTCCAAATGTCCCCTATAGTATGAACACAACTCAAAAGATGACCTCAATACAACTTCTAAACGAGATGAAAGGTTGTAAGGTACAAAATGATAATGGTGATGTCTACACTGTTGTTTCTCTCCGGATGTTCAACGGTGAAGTTTCTACCATTGGAGTGAAAGATTCTGATGGTGATGTTCTCTACATTCCATTGAATTATTATATGGAAATGGCAAGTGTCGCATAATAAAGTTAGTAACCTCCAAACATCCACTATAGTATAACCAATTTCTAAAATGCCTCTCACACACATCGAACATCCTGAAGATTCTATTCTCACTGGTGATCTTTCCGCCATTGAAATACTTTATGGTCGTGGAAATGTATCTGTAAAGGTTGATGGAGCACCTGCAATTGTGTGGGGTATTGATCCAAACAATGATGAGTTCTTTGTAGCAACCAAGAGTGCATTCAACAAGAAAAAAGTAAAACGTTGTTATACAATCGAACAGATTTATCAGTATTACAATCAAGAAACTCATGAGAGTTTGATTGAAGTTCTGGTTGCATGTTTCAAACATCTTCCAAGGACAAAAGGTGTTTATCAGGGTGATTTTATTGGTCTTGGTGGTAGTGATTCCTACAAACCAAATACTATCACATATGAGTTTGAAAGTGTTGTAGTCGAAGATATTATTATTGCACCACATACTTGTTATAGTGGAAAGGACTTCCCAACAATGAAGTCATATCCACTTGATCGTGATTTAGTTTCGACTTCATCGTGTAAGTTCGTTCAACCTTTTGTTGATCGAGTTCATCAAGAAATTTCTCTTCCAAACATCAACACCGATCGAATTCCTTTTCTAAGTGATAAGGAAGCAACTCAGGCTAAGATGTCAATCAACGCTCTGATTCGTTCAGGTCAAGAAGTTGATGAGTCGACTCTAATTGACATTCTTGGATCACCTCAACTGACCAATCTTTATTTGTTTGTTCAGGAGTGTAAGTATGATTTAATGGAGACATTTATTGTTTATGATTCCCCTGTTGCTTTTATCGATGATGACAGAATTGCAGGAGAAGGTTTTGTGATGACTTCTGACACGGGAATGACAATCAAGTTGGTCGATCGTCCTCGGTTTTCATACGCTAACATGACTCAAGGTCGTTTCAATTAAAGTTAGTAACCTCCAAATGTCTCCTATAGTGTAATCACCCAATCTATGACAATCACCGAACGAAACAGACAACTCTATGAACTTCGTCAAGAGTTAAGTCGAAAAGAAACTGAGATCGCATGGATCAAACAAAACATCTGGTTGATCAATGAAACTTATGATCGTGAGAATCGAGAAACACCTTTGTTCGATGAAATGTTTGGAGGTTAATGAATGAAACCCTATCCCCTTGGCATTGACAATCCCATTTCAATTAAACAAAAATGGGGATCAACTCAGTGGTCAATCTATTGGAAAGATGACTTCACCAAGATTGCAACATTTAATTCTGAGTTTCAAGCATTTGAATCTCGTCGTTCTATTCTCGAATCATTATGACTCAATCAATTGACATCATGGGTGAAACTCTTCTCTCAGCAATTCAAAAAGAGGAGAACGTAGATAACATCAAAGCCCTTTATTCTGAATGGGTTGTAGATGGTCAAGATCCTGAAGATGGAGAATATCAGTTTCTTTATCTTCCTGCTATTGTTGGGTATTAAAGTTAGTTACCTCGAAATGTCTCCTATAGTATGAACACAACAAAACTTTTTTCAACCGAATCTCTGACCGATCTTCAGGACTTTATGTTTGACACTATGTTACCTGCTAATGATTGTGTTGATTGGTTCTGTGATCGTCATGATGTTAATGTAACTGATGAAGTCATTGATTTTGTCGTTGATGCTCACTTTGCATTTCACGGAGAATAAAGTTAGTTACCTCTAAAGTTCCACTATAGTAACACACACCAATCAACCATGAGAAAGATCGAATCCCAAATGATTGAATCAATCAAGTCTGAAACTGATTGGAAATCTGGAAATACAAAGGTTGTCAATTTCTTCAATGATAGTGACAAATGTGTTGTCTCTTCAGTTTTCCTTCACGGTAATAAGATTGCTGAGGTTACTGACAATGATATGACTATCTTTGACGGTGGTTGGCAGAGTAATACAACTAAGTCAAGAATCAACGCACTATGTGATGAGTTCTGTGTTTTAGGTGAAGGTATATTTCAAGAGAATTTCACCTGGTATGTTCGTAAGTTCGACAAAGTAATCAATGGTGAGAAAGTATATCAGGATGAAAAATTCCATAATGGATATGTCTTCTCATAATTCCAATTAAAGTTAGTAACCTCTAAAGTTCCACTATAGTATAACCATTCAACCAAAATGAATTCAACAATCCAGACTATGCAACCACAATTACTCAAGAAATACATCAAGTTGCTTAACGATAAATTGGAAAGAGGTGACTGGTATGATGACGAAGAGTATATTAAATCTAAGAAGGAGTTATATCAGGCAAAACAACTTCGTAAACTAC